GTACCAAATGAGCCGGGTATCTGTTTACCCTTAGCTTCTTGATACACTTCCCACTTGTTACCCTCAAGGTAAACGTGTGTGTAAATCTTTACAGTCTTGTTACGATCTAGATTATTACGATCAAGATCAATCTCTTTACTGTTTTTATCTTTGTCTGCATCCGTGTCAAACCCAAGGAATGCCTGAGTTTCTGGATCCAAAGTAGCTGGAGATACCATCTCTTCTACTACGATATCTAGGACATTGCCATAGACATCTCTCTGTACTACGTAGCGATCCAAGTGGAACACCCTGATACCACCAGAGTCTGGTAGGTATAGTAGGCAGTTTCCTGTAGTCACTAGGTGCTTAACACCTTCGAACACTCCGACCCTAATGGCCCCTGCTTCAATCTCGTATTGAACAGCTCGTTCAATTTTGGCAAGACCTTCTTCTACTTGAGCTCTCATACCCTCTTGCTTTGTCAGCTGTTCGAGTGTGAAGTCATCAATTTGAAGTTTGAAGAATGGGGAGTTAGGTGGGAAGAGAGCAAGCAATAGCTTTGATGAAAGGTTATTAACCCCTCGTGCTCCCATTCCCTGCCATGGTGTTGGATAATTTATCGCACCACTGTCATCCGTTTGTGTTGGCTTAATCAAAGTAGGGAGAGTGTATTTAGCACAATCCCTAGCTCTCATTAAGAATGGACTACGTCTGGATTCTAACTTGGAGTACAGGGAAGCAGCAGAGTTATGTACCGCATTCTTCTTGTCTTCCATTGAATTCCTTAGCTAGGTATATTGACACCACCGGTTGATCCACCTGATGAATCCGTATTTGATGTCTTATCAATACGCAGACTTGAGCGACCCTTTTGCTTCTTTAGCTTTGCAGCATCAGAAGTTGGGCTGTCCTCAGCTGGAGCCATAGGAACGGCTGGTGCTGGGGGTGCTGGTGGTGGGGCTGGTGGTGCTGGTGGTGGACTATCTTTTCCTCCGCACATATTAATTCTCCAAAATGTTTAGGTTTTGTTTCTTGTATTGGGAGCGGAGGAAAGCGATTACGCTTACCTGTCCCTGCTTAATGTATATCTGTTCCACTGGGGTTCCAATGGGAGGACACTGGTCTGGAAATGAGTTCTCCAGAGCCTCGAGAAACTCCCGAGGAATCGGGGGGAAAGTCTTATATTTCATTGGCTTAGCCTCCTTCGGTCAGGGGTAACTACTTGACTGGGCATACACCACTCACACATTCATCCGATTTAAGCTCGTCAAAGGAGTTACCTTGATCGATTTCAATAGGCTGAAGGGTAGAAGCGTAGGCATCAAACACCTCTTTAGTAACAACTTCCTGAGGTAGGTAAAGGTATCCCAAGTCCTTAGCTGTCTTTGTAGGATCAGCACGGAATAAGAAACTTACACCAACATAGTTATCCCAGTTATCTAATAACCAGTTAACGATATCCTCTACTTCATCTACTGAGTAGCTGATAGTGGCTGATACGTTTTGCTGGCACCAAGTCTTCATTAACATCTTGTAACGCTCAAGCTGACTAATGGCTGACTCTAGGTTAACCTCAAGGGTTACACCAGACTCATGTTCATACTTAGTAAACGGTACGTCATCCCACTTAACTGGGAATGTAATTAACACTGCATCAGGATCCATTGGGTTATCAATAACCTTGTAACCAGATGCACGACATAGAGGTACTAAGGGGTCATGCTTGGAGAAATTGACGTTGTTAAATACATACTTACCAAGAGGCTTATGGACTCCTTCCGTGGTATCCATAATTTTTGACAGAGTTCCGGAAGGCTTGACGGTGGTAACATTCTTAGGTCGTGGTAACCCAAGTTCGTCAGCCATGCCGTAAGCTCCTGATGTAGCTGTTCGATTGAGCTCAAGGTAGTCGTAGTCTCGTAGATCAGGTCTCCTGACGATACCCGTAAGCCCCACTCCACAGAGTCTGAGAAACGAGTTGTTAAGGTGCCATCCTTCTTGCAAGATGCCGTCAGATAAATTAACACAGGTCTGTCTATAGTTTGCTCTAGCTGCAAGGTGAATTGCTCTACGAAGTCCTGAAGAGTCCCCTTTAAATTTTCCAACATCTACCTCCGTTAGATTACAGAAGCTCTTATTACCTAAGAGAATTTCTGCACATGGGTTTACCCCTTTGAACCAAGGGGCTCTCTGGGTTGCTGTCTGTCCATTGATGAAGCCGGGCTCTGAACCACCTGACTCAACCATCATCTGGAAGATCTCGCTTAGTTGTTTGTGGGACGGTTTAGTCTTGAATAGAAGACTGTTATTAGACTGTGCTCTCTGGATGTTGTGAACCCAGAAGTCTTTCTTTGCAACCGCAAACTCTTCCCATTCGTCTTCTCCATAATTAAACAGAGCAATCTCAGCACTTCTACGGCTGCTAAGCACAGTGCCAAGCCAATTAACAATATCAAGGATGTCAATACGAGTAAGCAAACTACCGGCACGTTTATTAAGAATCTCAGCAATAGCGAGATACGATTTAGCGATTGCTTCATCCCCTGAGGAAATCCATCCATAACCTTTTAACCTTTCCCCAGCAGGACGGATTTGACTAAAGTCAAGAACAAGCTTGGATGCACTATGGGCATGAGCCAAAAGTTTACCAATTGATTTTGCCCATGCTTCCGCTGAGTCACCGACTCTAATTGTCCAGACACCATTTTCAAATGTTTCCTTGTTGTGTTCGTCACCACCCTTTTCTGTACGGGTACTACGAATTACTTCTATGTTGTTAATAGGAACTTGGAACCCAGTTAACTGACCAACGATAGGACGGAAGCCAACACCACAACCCTGTAGTAATAACCACAACACATCGACTGTGTCCTGAATGGTTTCTACATGGGTAAAGCTACAGTTGAACTGTGATGCTTCTCTTGTCTTGGCTACAGTCGTACCACCTAACCACAGGGTTCTACCTGAGGTAAGGACCTTACGGTTAAGCATCAGCTGCTTTAGTTCTTGTAGTTCATCTGCTTGTGCGGGAGTTAGAAAGCTGGACTGGGCCCGTTCCCATAACCATTGCTGGTGTCCTATGACTCGAGAGACTGTGTCATCCCATGTCTCAAAGTTTTTACCACTGTCATCTGTGGGACGGTTGTATGTTCGTCTCGTAATTAGTTGTGCTCGTAGTGATGGTTGCATGAATTCTTAATAAAAAATAACCCCCCGATTAAGGGGGGCTAGGGGTTACGAGGAGGTTCCGTGTTTTGCTTCCCAGTTCTCTATCACCTTTTCGATGTAGTGCTGGGCCTTCTTTAAATCTTGGAGACCATTCTTATATCGGTAACGTAGTAAATACTTCAGTACGTTTCCTTCGTAGTAGTCCAATTCCCAAACATCGATGACATCCCATGGTTGGATCTTGTTTTGATAGTGACTACCGCCTACTTGTCTTAGGCTGCTTTCTGAGTGATTGGTGGTGTCCATGGCTTTACCTGTTGTGTGTTGAAGTCATACTCGCCATACCTAAGTATTCGAGCTACCTGTGCTTGACATAGGGCTTCTTCCTCACCCAGCCCAGCCTTGGCATAAGCCTTAACCACTGCCTCCCACATAAGGGAAACATAGGTATGCTCACTGGCCCACGGTGTAGCTGCCTGATCTACTGCATCCAAGATCTTGGTAGCAGCAACAGGTCCTATACCGGGGCACCCCTTGTATCCATCTGTAGCATCCCCAATGAGAGTCTGGTACATGTGATATCGGTTAGCTTGGTGTGTAGAGATTAGGAACTTCTCATCCTTACCAAAGTTGTAGTGACCACCCGGGATTGTTTGTAAGTCCTTATCTAAAGAACAAACTATTACCCCTCCCTCTAAAGCAGGATCAGTAGCCATGAGTCCAAGTACATCGTCACCCTCTAGGGTTGGAAGAACTCGAGATTCATATTTGTCCTGTGCCCACTCACGTAGGGCAGAGAGTACTAATGGCTTTCGTACACCAGCACGATTGCTTTTATAGGTAGGTAATACTTCCTTTCGCCAGTTGGCTGAATCAGTCCATACCAATACAGCAGAGTCAGCCCCTGCTTTGGCAGTGATATTCAGGACCATATCGTGGAAGTGTTCTTGTGCTTCAGACTCAAAGGAGTGTAGGGTCCAGAGATCATCGTCCCACTTCACAGCTCTCTCACTGGTAGAGGCTGCTTGGTAGGCTAGGATGTCCGCATCAATGAGAGCTTGCATAGACAATCTCCATCTGTGAACCACCACGTCCACCCCTAGGTTTCTTTTTCTTTAATAAGAAACATGGAGCAGCATCAAGCTTGAAGGTATCAATGATTCGTTCAGCTGCAGCTCGAGAACCACCAGCATCAACTAAGTCAGCACACTCACGAGCCACCTCTTGCATAAACTTTACTAAGCTAGGGAGAGC